GTTGCTATCGAAGGTGGTTTCGTAACTAAACCAAAACCAGGTTGGTATGCTAAAGTCGATAAAGAGACTGGTGAGATTGGCGAAAATGTTCGATTTGCAAAAACACAAACAGACGAATTTTGGAAAGATTTGATTGATAATAAAGCATTCAAAGAATTTGTAGAGAGAAAATATGAAATATCTTATGGAAATATTATGGGAGAAAATCCTGTTCTGGAAGAAGTTCTCGAAGACGAAGCAGATTAAAGAAGGCATTGATTTTGAGTTAGTGAACATTGAAGATTCTGACCTCACAGCAATTAAAATACTTAGAGGTAAGTATATCAATGTTCTCTATCACTATAATAGTGCTAAGATTGTAGAAGAGGGTGTTATGGCTAAACTACAGTTTGGTTATAACATCATTAATCCAGCTAATCACACTATTGATTCGTTGACAATATGTGATGACTTCAGTACACTCATGGGTGATATACTTACCCAACTTATATTAAAAGAAGACGTTTATGGACAGACTCGAACTATCGATACTGAAGAATTTGATTTATAATGAGGAATACACTCGAAAAGTGCTTCCATTTATAAAAGAAGATTTCTTCACAGATAACACAGAAAAAAATATTTTTAGAGAAGTTAGAAGTTTTATTGACAAATATAAAACTTTACCGACACACGAAGCTCTGGTAATTAATCTAACAGAATCTAGTAAACGAACAGAAGAAGAAGTTCAGTCTGCGGTATCAACACTACGTGATATTGATAAACGTAAAGACCAACCAACAGACCAGATATGGTTAGTCGAACAAACAGAGAAGTTTTGTCAAGATAAAGCCATATATAATGCTATTATGGAATCTGTCTCTATACTCGATGATAGCACAGGTACCAAAGCTAAAGGTGAGATACCACAACTACTATCAGATGCACTAGCGATATCTTTTGACAGAAATGTTGGACATGATTATGTTGATGATTATCAATCTCGATACGACTTCTATCATAAAGTAGAATCTCGTGTTAAGTTCGATTTAGACCTATTCAATAAGATTACTAAGGGTGGTTTGCCACTAAAGACACTTAATATATGTCTAGCTGGTACAGGTGTTGGTAAGTCAATGTTCATGTGTCATATGGCAGCGTCATCAATATCTCAAGGTTTGAATGTTTTGTATATCACTATGGAAATGGCAGAAGAACGCATTGCTGAGCGTATTGATGCTAATCTACTGAATGTTAGTTTGAGTGATATAGAGAATATTAGTAAGCAAGAATATGAAAAACGATTTGCTAATCTTAAATCAAAAACTCATGGTAAGATGATTATCAAAGAATATCCTACTGCAGGTGCTTCCGTATTACACTTCAAAGCATTGATTAATGAATTGAAATTAAAGAAGAATTTCAAACCTGATATTGTGTTTATCGACTATCTGAATATATGTGCGTCATCAAGAATTAAACAGGGTGGTTCAGTTAATTCATATACATACATTAAAAGTATTGCGGAAGAGTTAAGAGGTTTTGCTGTAGAGAATAATGTGCCTGTTGTTTCAGCCACTCAAACTACTCGGTCAGGTTTTTCAAATACTGACGTTGGACTTGAAGATACGTCAGAGTCGTTCGGTTTGCCTGCAACAGCCGATTTTATGTTTGCTTTGATATCGACTGAAGAGTTAGAACAGCTAGGTCAAATAATGGTAAAGCAATTAAAAAATCGTTATTCTGACCCCAATCATTTTAAAAGATTTGTTGTGGGTGTTGATAGGTCAAAAATGCGATTATATGATGCCGAGCAATCAGCTCAAACAGATATATCAGATTCTGGTCAAAACGATAAACCATTGAATACATTCGGCAATAAAGAGAATAAATTTAAAAACGTGCAAGGTATTAAATTATAGGAGATTAGTGTATGAAAAATAATTATAAAGATATAGTTAAGGGTGTTGAAAACGTTAGCGTAAGTATTCTTGATAACGGATATACATTAGAATTTACAGGTAGCACCGAAAAGGGTGATTGGATAACAAGTAAAACTATAGTTTCTTCTGTAGACGAGCTATGTGAACACATTAAATCCGTAGTTAAATTTCCACGAGAATAGTTTTTTGGATGCATAAATAGTTAATGCACAAATTTAAAGAACATAAAGAGCACTCAAAACGAGTGCTTTTTTTAGAATCAGAACAAACTAAAACACCTAAAATAGAACATATAGAAGATGTTTTATTTGGTAAAGGTGTTGTTGGCGCAAAACAAATCTTGCGTGTTTTGAATTCTTTAAAAGAAAGACTTTCAGGAACAGAATTGGCAACACGTGAAGATATTCTGTCGATATCAGAAAATTTGATGAAAGCTTCTAGATTACTTTCAGATATAAACACACTAACATTAAATAGAATATCCACTTCTGATACACTAAAAAATCAGTTCAAAACATACACAGCAATCAAAAGAAATAAACTCACAGAACCTAATTTAACAAATGCGTTTGTTAAGTGGGTCGAACAGACATTAAATTCAAATATATTAAAAACCAAAAGAACTCCTACGATATATAAACGACAAGCAGAAAAGACTGAAATTCTTAGGTTCTACAGGAATAATGCTAAAGACATACCTTTAATTTTTGAATTTTTGTCATTAGTTCTAGAAGCAAAGAAACTGATTTCACAGAAAATGAAAAATGTTAAAGATGATGACTTGTTAGTGAAAGAAAGTTTTATTGATTTTATAGAACCCATACCACAAGGCTCAAAATAATGAATAAGAAATTCGATATATCAGCAGTAATGGCTGAGTATGGTGATGACGATTTTGGTTTCACCGCAATTGATGAGGAAGAGTATCAAGCTGTTATTGCCGAAAAAGATGATACTGTAGAAGAGTATAAACAAAGATTAGTGCAGGTTGAAAAACTAATACTACCATTTCTATCTAAACTATTGAAGACAGCAGACCAGCCAGTTATCAAATGGCCAAATCGTGGTCCTATGATTGAAGCTCAAATTCAAAAGATATTAAATTTAACAAGAGATTAGTATGAAAAATATTAAAGACTTTTTATTAGAAAAACAAGAATTCAAATCAAAAGCTGGTGCTGGTGAGGACGGTTCTGATGAGCTAGTTAAAAAATATACCAAAGATACTCCAGGTCAGTCTATAAAAGAAGACGCGGATGAATGTCATCTATATACATATCAAGAGATAAAAGACTTAGAGAAGTTTGCTGATAGACTTTTAAATAAGTATGGGGTTGACATTGAATTCACTAGACACTTCGGTGATCGTATGAGTGATACAAGAAACAAACCTTGTATTAAACTAGCAGAGTTACAGCAAATGTTTAAACGAATAGAAGCAAGTAAAGCTGAAAAAATTCGTAAACAGAAAGACGGCGAATACGTCATCGTCGATTTACAGAAAGATTTAAATCTTCCAGTTGTTATCGAATACAAGCGTGGTGAAGGATTTGAAGTCAGAGTAAAGACTATCATGCGTAAGAAAAACTTTTTAACAACAAATCAGAAAGTAACTGTAGAATCGTTTAAAGAGCACATAAGTAAGATGTAATTATTATTTTTTATTGGAGTTGTAATGAATCAAGATTTGATAATAGGGTGTAGCACTAACTACACGTGGGACACAATTAAGTATTGGGTAAATTCAGTCAATAAGTGTGGATTTACTGGTGACAAAGTTCTTATTATGATGAACGCAGATAAAGACACAATGGATAAAGTTGTGGAAGCTGGGTTCTCTGTGATAGGTTTCAATCAAGACGAAGACGGTAATTTAGTTTACGAGTCAACTCTGAAAGTTCATGTCGAACGTTTTCTTCATATCTTCAACCATCTAAACAAAGTCGATTATCGCTACGTTATTACGACAGACGTTAAAGACGTTGTGTTTCAAAGAAATCCAATTGATTGGCTAGAAAGCAATCTGGATCCATACAACAAAAATCAACTAGTATTTTCGTCAGAGAGTATGATATACAAAGACGAACCGTGGGGTAAACAAAACCTTCAAGAAACTTTTGGAGAGTATATGTATGAGTATTTCAAAAATAGCGAGATATTCAATGTAGGTGTTCTAGCTGGTAGAGGCTACGCAATGAAAGACTTGGCTATTAACATTTTCCTATCTAGCATTAATCGTCCTATTCCAATCGTTGACCAATCAACGTTTAATGTGCTTGTTTCGATGGAGCCATACAAATCAACTAGTATTTACAATGCATCAGAAGATGGTTGGGCATGTCAGTTAGGCACGACTGTGGATCCAAGTAAGATAGAAGAGTTTAAACCCAAGTTACTTGAGCCTAGTCCTACATTTGCTAACGGTAAAGTTTATACGAGTGACGGCACTAAAGAGTATTATATCGTTCATCAATACGATAGAGTTCCAAAATGGAAAGCTGAAATAGAGAAAATCTATGGCTAGAATTCTGTATGTAGTGCATCGTTATGCACCATATCCCGGTGGGTCTGAGAATTATGTTCGTGATATGGCTGAAGAGACCCTATCAAGAGGACACGAGGTTTGTGTGTTCACAGGCGAGCATAAAGGTGATTGGAACGGTGTTCGAGTAACTGATTTGGTTAACACACTTAACGAGAAGTGGGACTTAATCGTTATACACGGCGGTGATGTTGGTGTGCAAGACTTTGTATTACGTCACGCTAAAGACATCGAGTCACCTATCTTGTTTATGCTTATTGTTCCGTCAATGAGTCAGACTTATCTTAATGCAATTCAAGATGTAAAATACGTAGGATGTTCAACTATAGAGGACTGGGATTACGTAAACGATAGAGGCGTTGTTGAGAAGTCTGTTCAAATTAGTCACGGTATAGACCCTAAGATATCTACAGGCACTAAAGGCTTCAGAGAGAAATACGGTATCGCTACAAAGTATATGATTTTATCTTGTGGTGGTTATTGGCCCAACAAAGCAATGAGAGAGTTGGTTGAAGCATTCGATAAGGTAGGTCGTGACGATATTACTCTAGTTTTAACTGGATACGATAATCGTCACGGTATTAAACCTGAAGATTCTAAGAACGTTAAAGCGTTAATGATTGACGATCGTGACGAAGTTCTATCAGCAATAGCGGATGCGGATCTATACATAATGCATTCACACAAAGAAGGGTTTGGACTTGTATTATTAGAATCGATGTTGAATAAAACACCGTGGGCTTCACGTAATATTGCTGGTGCGAAACTACTTAAAGAATTTGGATTTACTTATGATAATGACGATGAACTTGTTACTTACCTCAAAGATTTTAACGGAGTACCTAATACTCAGATTGAAGATGCTTACTCAATCGTAGTTATAAACCATTTAATTAAAAACACAGTTGACGATATATTAAGGTTATTATGAACTTCACGTTTGCTATAACAACAGATTATTCCAACATGGAACAAATCTACGAGGTTTTTGAGTCTATCAGAAACCTAAACATACCTAACTATGAGATTTTGATAATAGGTGGGAAACATTTCTACGACGATCCAGATGTTACGTATATACATTTCGATGATACTGATAAAAAAGCTTGGGTAACTCGTAAGAAGAATATATTGTGTCAGGAAGCAAAATACGACAACATCGTGTTGATGCATGACTACTATGTGTTTGATAAAGACTGGTATAAATCGTATCTTGAGTTTGGCGATGATTGGGATATATGCTCAAATAGACAACTATTACAAAACGGTAAAAGGCACTTTACTGACTGGGTTACTTGGGACTGCCCTTTGTATCCTAGATACACTTCATTACCATATGATGAATGGCAATTGACGCATTATATGTATCAGTCGGGTGGATACATGCTTGTCAAGAAACAAGTGATGCTTGATAATCCTTTCAATGAAGAACTGTCTTGGGGAGATGCTGACGATGTGGATTGGTCTCTCAGAACTCGACATAAA